CAGGAACAAATAAGAAGATTAAGGCGGGCATATAGTGGTTTGGATAGACGATATAGTGTAAAGGGGAAAAGTTTTTTAAATAAGATAAATAAACTAGAACAGGAAATAGGGAGAGAAATGAGTACTTTAGAAAAAGTAGGGGCATTAGCACATGGAAGAAAATAAAAGTATTTATAAAGAAATTCAATTTATAAAAAGCATATATAATGCTTGGATTAGCAACAAAGTAATGCTATTCATAAAAAGTATTATCAAGAGATTGGCTGAAAAAATTAGAATTTTAGACACTTAAAGGGTGTCTTTTTTATTGTCCTTTTTTAGTATTTGAAGGATTAAAAGAACAAAGAGAATAAAGGTGGAGCCGACCACTTTAAAAAGGTAAAACCAAGTTAGGAGGAATAAGAATGGATTTAAAAGAGTTGTTAGGTGAAGAACTTTTTGAACAAGTGAATGAAAAGTTAGGAGATAAGCATAAGATTGATATTGTAAATGATGGTAGATGGATACCTAAAAGTAAATTTGATGATGTAAATGAAGAGAAAAACAAATATAAAGAGCAGATAGAAGGTTTGAATGAAGAATTAGGAAAGCTGAAAGATAAGGCTAAAGATAATGATGATGTAGCTACAAAAATTGAAGATTTAGAAAAAGAGATAGAGGATAAGGAAAAGGAAATGGAAAAAATAAGGAAAACAAATGCAATAAAATTTGAAGTATTGAAGGCTAATCCTAAAGATGTAAAAGATATATTGCCACATATAGATGGTGAGGTTGTAAAGATTGAAGATGGAGAAATAAGAGGATTGAAGGAACAGTTGGAAAAACTGAAAGAAGAAAAAAGTTACTTGTTTAAAGAGGAGACACCAGCAGGGACAGGTGGAAGTAAAGGGAATCCACCTAGAGATAAAGGAAAGGTATTTACGAGAGAAGAAGTTGAAAATATGACAACGGAAGAGATTAATGAGAACTGGGGAACAATTTCTAAGCTTATGGAAAGTGGAGAATTATAAGGATTAAGGAGGATTAAAAAATGGCAATAGATAATTTTATACCAAAGATTTGGAGTGCGAGGTTGCTTTCTAATTTACAGAAAGCTTTAGTTTATGGACAGCCAGGAGTAGTTAATACAGATTATGAAGGTGAAATTAGTGAGTATGGAGATACTGTAAAAATAAATAGTATTGGACCAGTAACTATTGGGGATTATACGAAGAATCAAGATATAACAGGACCTGAAACTTTAAGTGATGACCAAGCAATGTTAGTAATAGATCAAGCTAAATATTTCAATTTTCAGGTAGATGATATAGATAAGGCGCAACAAAAGCCAAAAGTAATGGATGAAGCTATGAAAGAGGCAGCTTATGGATTAGCAGATGTGGCAGACCAATATATTGCTAATTTATATACAGGGGTTGCAACTAATAATATAATTGGAGATGACACAACACCAGAAGTATTGACAAAAGAAAATGTTTACGATTTGTTAGTAGATTTAGGAACAATTTTAACAGATGCTAAGATACCAAAAGAAGGAAGATGGGTAGTGTTGCCTCCATGGGCGTATGGACTACTATTAAAAGATGATAGATTTGTACATGTGAGTAAAGCGGGAACTGATGAGGCTTTAAGAAATGGAATAGTAGGAAGGGCGGCAGGATTTGATGTGTTAGAAAGCCATAATGTACCAAATACAGGTGGGGAAAAGTATAAGATTATAGCGGGACACCCTATGGCAATAAGTAAGGCTGAACAGATAAATAAAGTAGAACCTTATAGACCAGAGAAGAGATTTGCGGATGCAGTTAAGGGATTACATTTATATGGAGCAAAATTAATTAGACCAGAAGGAATTGCAGTATTGACAGCTAATAAAGATGGTGGTGGTGGAGTTGAAGGTTAGGAATAAAAAAACAGGCTTAATATGGGAAGTAGAGGGAGAGTTGGCAGAAAGACTCTCCCTTTCTTCTGAATATGAAGTAGTAGAAGAAAAAAAGTTAGAAGATTTAACGGTAACTGAATTAAGAAAAATGGCAGTAGAAAAAGGAATAGAAGGATATTCTAGTATGAAGAAAGATGAACTAATTAAAGCCCTTAAGGGGTGATTAGATGACTGATTTAGAAAAATTAAAACAAATGATAGATGAAGAGAATTATCCATATTTTACTGATGAATATTTACAAAATAGATTAAATGAAATAGGAGTAGAATATGGTAGAACATTAAATGGATTGGCTAGAGAATTATGTATAGTTAAGGCTGGAATAGAAGAAATAAAATTAGGGGATGTAATTATACCGAGTCCTAAAGATTATTTTCTTATGTTGGCTAGTGGATATAGGACAAATCAGACAGGGGTGGTGGTTAGAGCAGATGAATAAGAGATATTATAGGAAGTATATTGAAAAACTTATTGCTGCTAATCCCACGAATATTATTATTTTGAGATATATAGAAAAAGATGATGGTTTTGGTGGAAAAATTAAAGATAAAATAGTTTTAGAGTCTCAAGAAGTGAATATATATGAGAGGAAGTCGCAGAGAGAAATAGTTACAGATGCAGGAGAAATAACATATTCAGCAGTAAATATAGAGAAGTTATTAGCGAGGTATGATGCAGATATTAAAGAAGGGGATGTATTTGAAGCTAATAATAGAAGATATAGGATAAAATTTATTAAGAATTATTTGGATATATGTAAACAAGCAGAGCTAGAGGTGATTGAATGGCAATAAAGGTTAATAATAATTTTGACCCGGTGAAAGCTGGTGCTAAGATTAAAGCTGCGATAGGATTATATGGAACAGTTGCAGGAAATGCAATGGAGGGGGATGCGAAGATAAAGGCACCATGGACAGATAGAACTGGTAACGCACGTAATTCTATTCAAGGTAAATTTGGCTGGAAAGGTAATCAAGCAGTAATAACTTTAAGTGGTAATATGAATTATTCAGTATATTTGGAGTTAGCGAATGAGAAAAAATATGCTATTTTGAAGCCGACTGTAGATAAATGGACACCTAATATAATAAGTGGTTATCAAAGGTTAGTGAGGTAAATGTGGAAGGTTATATATAATAAGCTTAAAGAAAAAGGGTTAAACCCTTATCCTCCTGGAAAGCATAGGGGAGAATGTGAAGAAAAATATTGTGTAGTAAGAGAAAATAATCAAGTTCCGTATTATTACTCAAATAAAGTAGGTTATAAATTAATAGATATAGTTTTATTTGTACCGTTAAATAGTTATATAGAAGTAGAAACTTATATGCTGGAAATAAGAGAAGCTATGAAGGAGTTGATTTTCTTGAGGAAAACAGGGAATGAGACTCCTATTATTGTTGATGATAGTAAGAAAGCTTATACAACTAGTATAGAGTATCAAATTATTAAGAAGTTGGAGGGATAAAGGATGGCTGATGTTAGTACTATGTCAAATGTTACACCGATAACAAAGCCAATTGCAAATATAGTAAGGGTAGATGTAATAACAGAAGAAGATATTCCACAAGCATATAGTCTGACAGATGTTTATAGTGAGGCGGAGGCGACAGCTCATGTTTCAGAAGGGGAAGAAGATGCTGTTAGGGTTAGAAATACTATACATGCACAGAATAATTTTGAAGATATAGTTTTAGGATATGATGTTAGGCTTTTATCGGTATTGATGGTGCCAGAGATTTTGGCTTTAATTGATGGTGGGGAATGGGATGCTCTAAATGAAGAATATTCAGCGCCACCTATAGGGGTACCAGTTGAAAGGATACCACTTACATTGCATGTATTTACGGAAGAAAAGGATGCGAGTGGTAGTACTGTAGGATATGTACAGTTTATTTATGAACATTGTAAGGGGACACCGGTTGATTATACTTGGCAAGATGGAGAATTTTTTACTCCAGAGATGGTAGTAAAATCAAGGCCAAAAACAGGGAAAAGACCAGCAGGATTTAAGTTATTAGATGAATTACCACCATTGCCAGGGGATGATGGAGGAACGGTATAAGGCTACTATTAAAGTAGTCTTATATATTATATAGGAGGGAAAAAGCATGGGTGAAATATTGAATATAGAAGAATTAAAGAAAATGGCAATGCCTATAATTGAAATACCTAATTTTGATAATACAGGAACTATTAAAGTAAGAGTACAGAAGCCGAGACTTTTAACTATGGCAA